ATGTAACACTAATAGGTACTTTAGATTTTTCCTTTACAAACCTTGATTTTTCTACATTGATTACAAAGTCATATCCTTGGATATTAGTACCTTTTTTGACCTGTCTCCTACCAATAATCCAAATATTATCAGCAGAGTAATAGATACCTGTTCCACCTGAAACAATAGCCTTTGGAAATAATCCAATCTCTTGATATGTATGATTCACAGCAAGTAAAGGGATATTCTTCATAGTAAGATAAGGAGTGACCATTCTGAATAATCCCTTTAATGCTTTAGCTCTTGACATATCTGCAACTGATTTTTCATTCAGTGCATCTTCTAGTTCTTTTTTAGATGCAAGGTTACCAATTGAATCAATCACTACAACAACTTTATCGTCACGCTCTAGGTTATCCAATTGACCAACCAAATCAAATTTTAGTTGTTCGACATCAACAATAGGAGTATGTAATACTCTTGAAGTGTCAATACCAAATGATTCAAAATAAGATTGGGGTGAGCCAAATTCTGAATCATAAAATAATAACACAGCATCTTCATGTTCTTTTAAATAAGCACCAGCCATTAATAAAGCGAATGATGTTTTGAAATGTTTACTTGGGCCAGCCAATACTGTAAGTCCAGAGGTTAACCCTCCTTCCATATCACCAGATAAGGCGACATTAATCATAGGTACATCAGTTGTCACTACATCTTTTTGTGTAAAGAATTCTGATTTATCTAATTGTGATGTAAATTTGATTTTGCTGTTTTTCTTCAGTTTGTCCATTACTGACATATTATCTCCTCCTTCTAGGATTATTCATTGCTTGTTCTTGCATTCTTAATTTTCTGGTACGGCCTATAGCTTCAGCCATTTTTCTTTTCCTTTTGGCAGCAGGTTTTTCATAGAATTCTCTTTTACGAACCTCTTGCACAATACCTGCTTTATCGCAGGCTTTACGAAACTTTCTTAAACCAACATCAAACGGCATTGGTTTGGGTGGTTTCCTATCCTTCGGATGTCTATTCCGTGGTGTTAAATCGATACTTGGCATTATATTTCTCCTTCAATTACTCTTTTTCTCAAATCACTTGTAGAGAATCTGTGTTCTCTTTTATTAAAATAGAATTCGATTCCTCTTTTCTGGCATATATCTTTACCAGTGAAATCAATATCTCTATACTCTTGTCCCATAATTTTTACATCAATATCGTACATTGATAAAATATCTCTTAGTTCATCTTCTGTATTATATACTAATATTTCGTCCACATATTTGATTGCATGTAGTTGTGCTTGTCGTTCGACAATATTTTGAATTGGTTTATTTTTTTCTGGTCGGTCAACTGATGGGTCATTTTGTAATGCACAAATTAAATAATCACATGCAGTTTTTGCTTCTCTTAACATGGCAACATGACCTGAGTGTAAAAGGTCAAATGTTGAAGCTGTAATTCCTACTTTTGGATTTTTCATTACGAATAAAAGTCCTCGATAAACTTAAATGCAGTTTCCTTATCTTCTATTCCTATTTGGAAATGATTCCTAACACCAACTTCTTCGATATCGGTAATGCCTAATTGTTCACAGAAGGTATATAATTGTTCCTTTCTAGTTTCCAATACCTCGTCTCTTGCGTGTATTTGAACCTTTAGTGATACTTCATCATCAGTTGTAATCTCTAAAACTGGTTGCATTTTATGTGATGTATTAAACTCTAAAAGATGATGATGTGATTTTACAACAAAGACATTTAATCTGCCTTTAAATATATCATAATTTTCCACATACCAATCTGGTAATACCTCGAAATTATCATGTTGACTTCTTTCGAATTCATTAAATAGTTCACTCATTTTTGCCATAATAAAACACTCCTTATAATGTCCAGAGACTGAGTTATCTCTTGGGTTGTTATTTGCTATTAAATATGATTCAAGTAGAAAAGATTGCCAATCCTTTTTCTCTCCAAATCGTTCAAGGTTTCTAGCAATAATGTATAAGTTATCAGTATCGTATTCCTTACTACCGACATGAGATAAAGCTCTGTTGCCATTGCCTTTTCCAATATATACAAATTTGCCATCTTCCATATAACCATATACATATTGCCCTAAGGTTTCCCAAAAGGCTCCAGGTATAGCGTTATAATCATTTTTAAACATATGTGCCTATTATACCATAAAACGGACCAAATGTAAACACGTTATTTAATATATTTTATTCCTTTTTCGTTTAAAGCTGCTCTATTCCACATATGACCTTGTTTTGTATCGTCCTTGGATTGCCCAAGATATGGAACGGCATGGTGGTTATCAATCATCATTTGATTAACATTACCGGCGGCATTATTCATTAGACCTTCTTCTAAAGTATGTGGGTCTGCAATGAATATTTCTCCTAATATTCTTCCAAACTTACCTTTGTCGTGTGATACCAAATAGATATCTCTATACTTTTTTGAACCGGTTAAAAGATTTTTAAGAAATGCTTTTGATTGTAAACCATAAAACTTTTCTTCTAAATCACGAGTCCTGGATTCAGGAGTATCAATACCCATCATTCTAACTCTTTGTTTTTTATATATCATACCAAAACCTAAATCGATATCTACATCAATAGTATCTCCATCGACAACTCTTGTGACATGAACTTTATATTTGTACATTATTCTTCTCCTATTATTGCTCTAATGTATTCTGATTTTATAATAACTGCAGCCTTTCCTTCCACATTGACTGGCATAGCTTTATCCCACTCAAGGAAAACTCTTTGTCCTCGTGCGATTGAACTATTTGCTCCTGACCCAACTGATAAGACCAAACCAGGTTTGCTTGCATTATCTATTGATTCTGTTAATATAATTCCACCAGCTGATTGTGTTTCAGTTGGTACTTCTGTTATTAAGACATTGTCTGCTAACATTTTCATAGTTTTCTCCTTACTTATAAAATAAATGATTATCAATTAAAACTGTATGCTCTAATTGACTTGCCCAATAAGGATAAACCTTATCATTGTGATACCAAAGTGAACCTTCAGTAATGTCTGGGTATTCGCCAGACAATACCATATCTGCTACTCTGATTGAATTTAACCATGTAATTGAATCAACAGGTTCATCTGATTTGCCATCACAGAACCAACTAAATTGACATTTATATCGGATTGGAACTTCTTCTCCTTTCCAATTGATTCTCATTTTTGCCTGATATACTACTCCACATATTGTATTTGGAAATTGTAAATCATCAACTCTATTTATCACTACATGACTCACAGCTATTTGACCAGCGAACGCTTGGTTTTGTGATTCAAAATATATGTTTTGTGCTAAACAATATCTACTTTCATCGTATTCTGACTCACTTGCTTTTAGTGTCGATGGTAATAATAATATAAACATTAATAATCCACCAAATAACATTCCACCTAAAAATGTTCTAAATAATTTTAACCCACCTGGATTTTCTATTTTATTCACTTAACTTCTCCTTTATATATTCTGGTAATGAATGCTTGGGCGACCAACCTAGCTCTTTTAATTGTTCTGTTTTTAATTGACCATTCATTCTGTTACCTGGTTTGGCTGGTGTTAATCTAGTCTGTACACCTAACATATCAACCAGGTCTAATATTGAATATGATTCATCAGAGCCGATACCATAACCGTCGCCTTTACCTTTAAACCCAGCCAATATTAACCCATCAATTATATCATTAATGTGTGTAAAGTTTCTGAGCTGTGTTCCAGGAGAAGTTACTGGTAATATCTTTTGACCTTCCTTAACCATATTTAAAAATTTAGCAACCACTGTTGCATATTTACCTGAACCTATTTCATTATCTCCATATACATTATAAAAATATACAATCGCATAATCCAATTCAAACCATTCTGAATATCTTTGTAGTAATTCTGTATTCTGAGCCTTAGTATATGCATAAGGACTCATACTTTTACCACCACCTTCAGCGAATTTAGTTGACGAACCAGAGTAAATTAATTTAGCATCTTGTTGTTTTGCAAACTCTAGTACATAAGGAAAACATTCATGATTATATTCCATAACCTTATCGTAATCCTCAAATGATTGTTCTACTCTAGCATATTCTCCTAAATGGAAAATGTAATCAAGTTTTTTATGATGATTTTCCAATGCTGGTAATAAATCCTTTGGTGTTCCAAAATAATAATGACAGCCTTTATGTTCATTATCATGCGAACCAGTGGAATAATTATCCATTGATATTACATCATGTCCTTGTTCCAATAGTTTTTTAATTAAATTTGAACCAACAAATCCTGCACCACCGATAACTAATATTCTTTTAGTTGTCTCCATATATATCCCTTGTATAGACTTTCTTTTTAACATCTGTAATATTATCATCGAGCCTATTAGCAACAATAACATCACTTAATTTCTTAAATTTATTTAGTTCAGTTTCAACCACACAGCCTAGGAACTCTTCGTCCTTACACATTGGTTCATATATAACCACTTTGACCTGTGTTGATAATCGTTCAATAATACCTTCGATTGCAGAACTTCTAAAGTTATCAGAACCAGATTTCATGGCCATTCTGTATATACCAACAACATTTGGATTCCTTCTTAGTATTTGATTTGCAATCCAATCCTTTCTGACCTCATTAGAATATACAACAGAACCAACCAAGCGATTTGGTATTCTGTTCTCTTTATAATTAGCCAATAATTGTTTTGTATCCTTAGGGAAACAATAACCACCATAGCCAAAACTTGGATTATTATATCCTTGACCTATCCTATCATCGTAACACATACCATCAATAATATCTTTTGAATTTAATTTATGATATTCTGAATATGTATCTACTTCATTAAAATAGGCAACTCTCATAGCTAGGTAATCATTGGCAAAGAGTTTTATTGCCTCTGCTTCGGTCCAATGTGTTAATATTACTGGCGATTCTTTTATTGCAGCATTTGATAAGAGTTGTGCAAATGATTTAGCTACTTTTGGCTTACCACCAACAACAATCCTAGTAGGATTTAAACAATCAAATAATGCTCTGCCTTCTCTTAAAAACTCTGGACTGAATAATATCCTATCGGTTTCAAACTTTTCATTCATTCGTTTTGTAAATCCAACAGGGACAGTTGATTTAATTATAATGTGACCTTTACATTTTTCCAATGCATCTCTTATTACAGATTCAACTGAATCAGTGTTAAAATAATTTTGTATAGGACAATAATCAGTTGGAGTAGCCACAATAACATAATCAGCATTTTCGTATGCAGTTTCTTTATTTGTAGAAGCAGTAAGCATTAACTCTTCTGAGTTTAAAAATTCTGTAATGAGTTTGTCCTCTATTGGCGATATATTATTTCTGATTTGATTTACCCTTTCAGAATTAATATCCAATATAATAACATTGTTATGCTGTGATAAGGCAACTCCATTTGCCATACCGACATAACCAGAACCTACTACTGTGATTTTTTTCATTGTTATATTATACCATTAAAATTGATTTTTGTAAACATATTCGAGTGCTCTTTCTGCCTCTTTATCAAGTGGTCGTTTTGCATACCAATTACCTGTATCAACATCAAGTTCTCTACACAAATAAGCAATTTCTGATGCTGTAATTGGATAATTATTTTTAATTGCATTACCTGCAAGAGCGACCATAATTTGGTACATTTTATGATACCAACCAGAACCAGAAATTACTCGATAATCTTGCTCTAATTGTTTTGGAAAATAAGGACAGTCCCTATAACCAGTCCATTTGACTTCAGTATTAGTGAGCTTATTTTTCATATGTTCCATAAGAGATTCTTGCATTTTCTTTGGAAGTTTATCAAACATTGTATTACCAGATGATTCGACATATTCATGTTTTGCCATTATATCAGCTGGGTCAATATAATTACCCTTTTCTGTACCAATAAAATTAAAAGCATTTTTATAGTAACCAGGTACATAATACATACGAGATAGGTCCTTTGTTTGTATATCACCAACCTCGCCTAGTTCTTTATTTAAAGCAAACCAAAAATGTTTAATTTCATCTCTTTGGATATGTCTGGTAAGTGGAAAAACCAATCTGAATTTTAATTGTTCTTTTGTAGATGATGCAGTAGAATAGCAAATGTAATAATAACCATTTACCTTTTCTTCGACCCATTCATTTAGATTTTCAAATGTACCTTCATAATCATCAACATCGACAGCACACCAGCCACCCCAAGCGATAACATTATCATTAGACCTAGTTGTATTAGGTTTATAAATTGCAGGTGACATTAATTCAGCATCTTTTTTATGCTTACGGTCTTTATCAGATAATTTATATAGAACTTTTTCGAAATGATCGAAGGTAGGTAATGAGATACCTTTATCTGTTTTATTATCAAAGATAGATTTAAATAGTGTTCCGACAATCATAAAGTATATTATATCACAAAACGGTTGAAATGTAAACCCCTATCTTTTCCAAAGGGTTGGTTTATTATTGAATAGTCCTGTTTTGACTTGGTTATAGCCTAGCTCTCTTAGTTTATTATTAAAGACTCTGCTGATTTTACTTTGGTCCACAGGTTCGCCATGGTTTTCATATGTTTCAAAATGACCTATTGACCATGTGTTAAATGCATTTGCGATTACGAAATACTTTGGATTAATTTGTTCCACTATATGTTCAACATGCATTATTGGGTCTAGGAAGTGTTCAAAGTATTCTGAAGCAAATACTAATCCGCCAGTGACTGCAATGTCCTTTACATCTTCGACCATATGAAATTTATATTTCTTACCCATTTCAGTAGCGAATTTCCACTGGTCGGTACCTTTTAAGTTTGTACCAAAGGTAATTTTACCTGGATATAATTCTGATAATATAGAGGTGGAATATCCTATGCCATTTCCTACATCAACAATAGATGAAGCATCGCTTGTAAATTCAGTTAATGGTTGTGGTATTAATTTAGTAGATTTACTAAGAGCTCTTAGATAAGCTCTTGCGTATACTCTAAAGCAATTAAATTGGTCTGTAAGATAATGTTCATCTGAATAAACCTCATAAGCTTTATCCACGCCTTCAGCCTCTAACCATTCATACCATTTTTCAGTAAGATAATCAAACCTTTCATTTGATTTAATGTATTCTCTAGTTTGTTCTAAGAAAGCATCATCAACATTACAGATGTTTTTATAATCATTTAAGAAAGTATCTAATAACCTTTTACCTTTTTGTTCTGCTAAAAATTGACTCATTTCTCTTCCACTATTTCCTGGACATTATCTTCAGATATTTGTCCTTCGTCCATATATCGTAATAAACTATTGGCTGTTTTATCTGCTGGTGGATACCATATACCCTTTGTTTTTAAAGTGATATTTGTTTGGTCAATTGCCTCTGCAAAGTTTCTTAAATCTTCTTCGTTACGGAATCTAACTTTTAATACCTTCCACGCCTCGGCTTCTGGTTGGTCAAATTCAGGCATTCCGTCCCAATCATAAGGTGTTTGTTCCTCTTCTTGACCTGTTACAACAAATAGATTTTCAGGTTGATAATTTAAAGTTTTATTATTTCTTGACATTTTCCTTCTCCTTAAGTCTTACTAGTTTGAGTCCATAATTATTTGGACCTTTAGGTATATTTAGACCATCTTTTAATGTTGGTTTGATACCCTTTTGAAATTCTTTATAATCGACATGATGGTGGAACCTACCCCATTTTTGAGTCACATGAACTACATCTGGGTGTTGGTCTCTAAGTGATTCGGCAAAGGTTTTTCTGTTATCAAATCCTTCTTTACCTGCTCTTGCTTCAACACCACCCACTTTATCGATGTTGTATATCTCTTCAGTATTACCACCTTTCATGGCCATACTTGCAACCTTACCACATAAGAAGGCATTAAATAACAATGTATGATAACCTGATTTCATTACTCTTAATGATAAATCAGTATCCTCGTTGTATCTACCTCTCCAATATAGTTCTGGGTATATATCATTTGATAAACATATACAGCTGTAAACTCTAGTATTGTGATAATAAGGTGGTCGTTTAGTAGTTGAAGGAGCAAAGAATGCATAGTTCATACCAAACATTTTTACATCTGTATATCGGTCTGCAAAATCCTCACATGCTCTAAACCCTGTTGGTGTAGTCATCTGCACTTTTTTGTTTTTATGTAAACGATAAAAGTGTTGCATATTATCATCTAGTATCCAGTGTCTTTTATGACCTTCATTAATCGAATGTTCCCATACCCAGTTACGAACTGGTATTGAACCACCTAAAAGTCCTGTGACCTCACATCTTCTAGCATATCTTGGGTCTTCTCTAAATCCTTCAGGTAGTGTTAATATATTCTCTTTTGGAATGACTGCAGCATAATCGTCATATTCTGATTCCTCAATAACAATACGATACATTGCCCCAATCTCTTCCATTGATTTAACGGTTAGCCTAGAGTCGGCTCTACCTTTACTGATAATGTATATTGGGTATTTTGACTGCATTATGTTACGATTTTACTCCCAGTATTTGCTACAATACCTGAATCCATTTGTCTGACTTGGTCAACCATTTCATTGGCTGGTTCTACTACAAACATAATAAATCTTTTATCGATTGTAACGCCTTCACTTGCTTTGGTATAAGCCATAAAAGGCATAAATCCAATTCGACCTTCCCCTGCAGGTAGCAGAGAATAACCATCTTTAATAGTAATTGAATCACCGTTATCGGTAACCTTTCCTATCACTTCCTCGCCAGAGGATAATCTAATTAATTCCATATTTTTCTCCATATTGGTATATTATACTATATTTAGACACATTTGTAAACCCCTTATCCAAAAAAATCTTCCAAAGATTGAACTTCTTCTGAGGACCATCCTACGGCTTTCAGAATATGTTCAATAGGGTCTAGGAAAGTTTTTTGAAATTGTGTTTCATAGTCTATATAGTTATTTAGTCCAAATTCCTTAGGCAGATATTGTGTAAAGCCAATTACATTTTCATGTATAGGATTTGGTTTTTTAAGATAGATAAATTTAGTCTTATCTCCATTCTTAATTGGTTCATATTTTCTAGTCAGTCCGTGAGCCTTGAGTTGTTGATTATGCAATAAGGCTGCTCTGACATGTATTGGTGTTCCTTTACGATATATTGTATCCTTGGCACTGTAATCAGATACCTTTGATACACCCCTAGGAAATGCAATATCATGTGCAGGTAAAGTAAAATAATATGTTTTAAAATGTTCAATTGCAATTTGTGTTTGTCGTTCACTGCCTTGCATTATGACCTTAAATAATTCCTTAAGTGCGTCACGGCATGATGCTGGTGTACTAGATTTGATTGCCTCGATGCCCATAATTTTTAATTTAGGTTCTGCATATCTCACACCCTCGTTATCATGGACATTTAGGATATATCTTTTCTTGGCTGTCCAGATTGCACGGTCACCAATAGCCTCTCGTTTCATAACCATTCGATTTTCAATGCCACCCATTAGACCAAAGAGCTCTTCATATGATTTTTGTAATACAGGTTCCAATTTATCGCTACAGACTTTGTCCATAAAATTAATTGGGTCATCTGGATTGACAGCCTTAACCAAATCATTAAGTGAAACATATAGAGAATCTGTATCGATTGCAATAACATAATCCTTTTTATTTGTTTGTAATATAGTATTTAGATATTTGTTAATTGCAACCTCTGCCCATCGAATTGTTAGCTGACCTGATAGTGTAATTGCCTCTGCAATTCTTTGGTCGAAGAAACGGAAATACCTGTTACCTAAAGCACCATATAAACTGTTTAAGAGAATTTTAATTGCCATCTGTTCATTTTCGGCAACTGATATCCTTCGTTCGATATCCCATAGCTTTTGTTTATCTGTTTTATCAATTGTTTGTAGTTCTTTTTGTGCAGAAATCATATCCTGTTTTATGGTTACACGGTCACTGTACATGGTATCCACAAGTTTAGGCATTACACCTTTTGTTTTTGTATGGAAGCATTGACCATTACCACCAACCGAATAACCTTTGTTATCAATTTGTTGGCCTTCTAGTATTCTTTCGATATCAATATTTGCAATCAGACCCTCAGCGATTGTTTCGGTCGACATATTATATTGCATAATCAAAGATGGATACAGAGAGTTTAAATCGAATGATACAACATTGTCATGCATTCCAACCATTGGGTCTTTAACATATCCACCAGGATAAGATGATTTGATTTTCTCCTCGTAAAAAGGTATTGTGATTTTTTGTTGATATAAATGACGATATATAATTGTTTCCCATATCGCTGTGACTCCAAATGTGTCTGAATAGTTTACACCACCTTTATATGCCATGGTCATCATCAGTGTGATAAGACCCATTTTTTCTTCCAATCGGTCAACCAATTCCACGTCCTTGATATTATAATCAATAAACTTTTGATAATCATTTTTATATAAATCAAACAAAGAACCATGTTCCTCGTATGAGAGTTTTTTATCACCAAGTATTACATTTGCAATATGGTCAAGTCGATATGATTCCTGAGCAGTGTAAGTATATTTTTGGAAGAGCTCTAGGTAATCAGCAGTGTTAATGCCTTTTAAATCATATACGGCTTCTGTTCTGTTGATTCTACGGACTGTGCCTGGTTCAATCATATTCCAGGGACTGAATTTTTTAGTTAGGTCCTCACCTAGTATTTTAATTGACCTATTGATTATGTATGGTATATCAAAGAAGCGAACATTCCAACCAGTGATTACATCTGGGCAATGACTTGGGGTGGACCAATGTGTTAGAAACAATTGAAATAGTTCCAATTCGGATTCGCACTTTCGGTATATCACTCTATTTGTTTTCATTACAGATTCAGAGACATTATAGTCGCCACAACCCCAAACATAATATGTATTGTCGATATTGTTTTTCAAACAGATGGCAGTTACTGGATAACTTGCAGTGTCTGGGTGGGGGAATCCTTCGTCCGATTGGACCTCAATGTCAATTGTAGTTACATTGATTTGGTTACGATTGTATTTAATTTCGCCAGGAAATTCTTCGTTGATAAATGCAGGTATATAACGGTCGTTGCCAAAGATTTGGCGACCTGCTGTATGTTTGTTTTCGTCAACCCAATTTTTGGCATCACGCATGGAATCAAGTTTAAGTGGAGCACATTGCACACCATCAATAGATTTCCAGTCGCCTTTTGGAGTTGATACAAAAAGTGTTGGTTGGTATTTAATTCTCTTGGATATTTTTTTCCCATTTTCGTAGCCTCGATAGAGGAGGGAATTGCCATAACGAGATATGTTTGTATAAAATTTCATAATGTATATTATATCACATTTTCAGTATAATGTAAATAGGTTGGGGGTAATTTCTTACCCCCGCATGATTGTCAATGAGACTTAAAAACTGGATGCTTGAGCTATCATTATTGCTGGTGCTAATCCTAAGATTAACATTGTAACAATGATGCTAAATGTAGCAGTTTTTAAGGCCTCGGCAACGTCATCATTTTTGTCCAATAAATGGATTAAATGTTTCATGTTGTTCTCCAGTAAATAGTGTTATACTTATCTACTGAGTGTCGCTGCTCGCCAGTTTACCCTTTCAGGTATTCTTTCTTCTTTGATGCCCCAGCAGACCCTAATTGAATCTTCCTAGGACGCTTCTCTTCTGGAAGTTCTACTCTGGCGTAAACCACTAGTATCCCATCCTTCAAATCAGCACCGTCTATAACTACAAATTCTGAGAGTCGGAAGCTCTTCTCAAATTTGCGGCTCGAAATGCCTTTATAAGCATATTCACGCTCATCCTTTTCCACTTCACCAGAGACTTTAAGAATACCGTCCTTTAGTTCGATATTAATATTATCTTCAGTAAACCCAGCGACAGCCAATTCAATAAGGAATTTTTCCTCATCAATTTTGACCACATTATGGGGTGGATAATTGTTACCACTGGACCTAGCACTTGAATGAATCCTTTCCAGGTCTTCAAATAAAGTGTCAAATCCTACGAATAGTGAACGCGGTACGTTCAAGTTATTTCTTACTACCATTTTGTTTCCTCCTATATGTTTAGCAAGGTTAATTTGGAATCCCCTAATGGGCAATTCCGTTGTTATTTATACAAATAGTTTGCCTATCGTGTATAAATAATAATATGACTTTAATAAAAAATTATTTTAAAAAATTTCATAAATTTATGAAATCTGGTAGATTAAACAAGGTTGTTAAGAAAACAATAGCTTAATCTTTATTTGTATTTCCGATATTATATTTCGGACACAACTCCCATTGGCTCTTCTCTTTGTAAGGTATAACCTTTATTTGTCTTAACGGAGCCAATGGCTTTGCTTGGGCTGAGTTTATTATGGTAACTAAACCCCAATCAGCAAGCAATGTTGCAATTGTATTCCTTCTCTCCAAATCATTAGTTACCAAGTTACTTGGTTTACCATCTAGTAAAAAGAGTTCTTTAAAATGTACGATGAAGTATCTACCTTGTTTATGTAATATATGACAAGATTGATACAGTCTTTGGTCTTTGCGTGATGCGACTCCAATTCTGGTAAGAGTTTCTCTTATCTTTAAAAAGTCGTCTGGTTCATTGAGTGTGACCTCCAACATATCTGTTGGTTGCCAGCTTGTGATTTCTTTATTTTCGTTTTCCACCTTTGTAAATCCTTTGTTTCAAATCAGCGATTTGTTCTGCACTGAATAATGATAAAACAGATTTAGCTTTTTCATTGCTATATCCATAATATTCTTTAATTAGTTCAATATTAGTGACCTCTTGTGGTTTAATCCACTTCGACCACCTTTTGTTCTTTCTAATTATATTTATAAAAAAATCGTACTGAAGCCGATGGTCTAGGGTATGGTGGATATTCATCTCATTAGCAAAGAGAATAGTATCTGGGTACATTGAGAGACCACGATTGATGATAAAAGCATTGTATTCTTTTTCAGCAATATCATCTACCATAATGCCCTTCTTGCCATAGGTAATATCGTTTATGTATTCAAATGGACTCATGATTGTTGAGAGATATAAGCCTCTGCCATTTCTTTTGTATTAAAAGTTCTTTCAGCAATAATAACTTTAGTGCTACTATATTGAACTGCTCTATACCTTTTATCCTCTCCACTGTAATGTATTTCAACCACGTCCCAAGTTGGGTCTGTATCTTCGAGGATTGTTTCCTTTCCTGTAATTGGATTAATCATATATTTTTTCATTTAAATTTCACTCCTGCCATAATTTCAGTACAACATGCAACCATATTCAATTCATGGTCTGCCACAAAACTATTCTTGTATTGATAATCAGCCAATATAAGCACTAGTTGTGGAATACTTTGTGGGTCCACATGTTCGTACATATTGTCATATATCTTTCTGAATAGAGCAGCAGGTTCAACATCAATGTTATCAGTTACCCATTGTCTCATTTGTTTAAAATTTTTGTCCTTCATCGCTGCCATTAGATTGTTTAGCGATACCTCTTGTATATTAACCAATATACCTGAATCAATATTACCAGATAAAGAATACCTTTGTAATTCATTAAGAACACGTCTCCAGTCTGGCATATGCTTCATTATGAGCTCTGCGATAACAGGCTCATCGTACCCGCACTGTTCTGAGTTAAGGATAGTGGTTACACGGGCCATAAACGATGAACACAGTTCAGCTAGGTCGTTCTTTTTGACATTAAATTCAACAACTGAACACCTAGAATGTAATGGCTCAATGATTCTATTCTTAAAATTACAGGTCATTATGAACCTACAATTGTTACTAAACTCTTCAATGAATCCTCTAAGTGCGGGTTGGGTGGACTGGGGGTTTAGATAGTCTGCTTCATCTAAAATCACCACCTTGTATCCACCCTGTAAACTTACAGTTGATGCAAATTGTTTAATTTTGTGCCTAAGTGTATCAATGTTACCTTCTTCGGAACCATTGATTAATAGGTAATCCAAATCTAATTCATTACATATTGCCTTAGCGACTGTTGTTTTACCTACCCCTGCAGTACCAGTGAATAACAAATTTGGTAATTCTTTATTCTGTAGTATCTGTTTGAATGTATCCTTTAAGGCTACAGGTAGTATTGTGTCCTCTATTGTCTGAGGTCTGTATTTTTCAACCCATAGATATTCACTCATAGTACTTCCCACCCCTCGACTGTATCCAATCTGAAACTTCTCCATGCATTTTTATCTAATGACCATACTGGGAATGCTTCCATCGAGTTTGATGAATAATTAATTTCTGTTTTAACTCCATTTGCTTTAAGCATATCTGGGTTTAGAGTACAAGGCATGACTCTTATATCGCCTGTATCTATTTTTCTGAATGTAACTGTAATTTGCCCTTTTTGTAAAGCCTCAAGCAATTTGGCTTTTTCATTTGTTTCCATAATATATCCTATAATGTAAATGTAGGGAGGCAGAAGCCTCCCCATAATTTATTCTGCTGAATCTTCTTCAACAGCTTCAACTTCAGGTACTTGACCCTCAGGTGTTTCGCCATTTTTAGAAGCCGCGTTGAGGAAAGCAACTGTTCTGTTCCTTAATCCACCAACTGCTTCCAGT